CCCATGTTAGATTCATTAAGTGTTTTTGTTTTATTATCTAGGTCTGTATTTTCTGTGGTAGGTGTAGTGCCGCCTTCAGCCATTGTTACTACCCCACCTCGGTTAAAATTTGAGTTGGATACCTCCTCCTCCATGTCATCTTTCATGTCGAGGTCATCCATACTAAAGGGAACATCATCAGGAATAGTGGCTTCTTCACTATTACCCATCTGACCCATGTCCTCCATTTTCTTCAAACCTTCTTTAGCTTTTTGTCTCATCATCATTAGTTTTTCTAATCCAACAAAACGAACAACGTCTGCAGGAAATACAAACTCACCCTCACTTAACTGAGCAGGTATATCATCTCTGACTTCCTCTCTAGTAGAACCTATAGGTACATCGTTTCCTGATTCCTCATCAACCATGCCGCCTTCATCTTTAAGTCCACCTTCTTCAAACATTTCCATCTGTTTAGTCATAGAGCCACCTTTAGCAGCTTTTTTAATAGGAGTTTTTCCTTTACCTCTAAACGTAGCTAATCGTTTAAGTAAATCAAGACGTTCAGGTCCACCCCCACCTTCTGCATTTATAGGTCTTCTAGGGTCTTGTTCATGTAGCTCTCCCTTTTCTAGACGATGAACTTCTAACTCAACAAAATCTAAAGTATCCTCATCAAAAGGTCTTCTTTCAGGTGCTTTGGGCATCTCTGCTTTTTTTATGTCTTTATTTTTTTTCTTCACCATTTACCTCTTCCCTTAACATTTTAAGTCGTTTAAGAATAGCCACTGCTCCTTGTGACCTATGAATAATAATTATATCGTCACTCTGTTCCATTATTCTATATTGATTTGCTATTTGACTATCAAAATAATTATTGAGGTGTGTTAGTAGCTGGGGGTTGTTGAGCAGCGGCTTGATTTGCTGCAGCACCTGCTTGTCCATCATTTCCTGTAAATCCTTGTTCACCCGGAGTTGGAGCTACTCCTGTTCCTATTGTGCCACCACCTGCTCCTGTAGGGTCTAGTGGATTTGCACCCATTGGGGGTTGTCCTGCTTGTGGAACTCCTGCTTGTGGTTGTGGAGGTCCTTGAAAACCTTTGAGTAGTTCAGCTTGTAAAACAGCTTCATCCATATTGTTAGTAACCTTGTCTGGGTCTAAGTCCATAGATTTAGCTATTTCTCTAATTATATAATTAAACTTGGCAAAAGGTGCGAGAGATGGAGCAGATGCAGTTTGTAAGAAAGAAGTTAATCTTTGACTACGTACTTCATTAGCCATCAAACTTTCAGTACCTCTTGCAACTACTTCTAAATCTCCTCTTATACTTTTGTCAAAATTAAATTGCATATTAAATCTAAACAATCCTTCACCTAATGGTTTAAGTAAATAATCATCTATATTCTTAACAACTGTTTTAATACTACCACTAGCTGCGTTCATTAACATAGATATACCTGATGCAGTCCTTCCTACACCTTGAACACCAGTTTGCCCATGAGCAAAAGATGGCATACCCGTACTTTCATCAGCTAACTGCCTAGCCTTGTCAAACAACTGTAAGTTCTCACCCGATACGTTTGGAAACTTTGTACCAAATATAGCTTGACCCGGAGCACCACCTTGTCTTCTAAACACTTTTCCCGGATATACAGATAAATCTTGTCCCGGAACTAAATTAGTCTCATCCACTTCTATAAGTAAATTACCTGATAGCACAGCGTTATCTACAGCCATTCTCATAAAACCATTCATAAGAGTTTGTGTATCATCCATGTTCTCAGCAATACCTACACCAAAGAATGAATATGGATTAAGTTCATAAGGAGCTGCCATGTAAGGAATAGTAGATGGCTTGAAAGGATTAAGAACCATTCTTATTAATTTGCCATTACATATCCATATGTTAGCTTGCAACTCATCATAGTCTTCTAATTCTTTAGGTATATCAATACTATTTTCTAGGAGCATTTCAACATCACAAGTACCCCAATATTCTAAGACTTCAAATCTTTCTACATCATGGGATGGTGCATAGTCAGATAAATCATCTTCCCAATACTTTTTGTCATAAGACTCTCCTTGCTGTATAACCTCGTCAATTACATTTTCACGAAAGTAAGGTCTCTTTTTTAAAGAACGTAGTTGTGTCCTTGACATTTTATGTCGTTCAATTACATATTGAGCTTCATCCATATTAGCAGCATCTGGGTCTGGATAAAAATTCCAAACGGATACATGAGAAGTAGTAGGAACTGTTTTAAATATAGGACTATATTCCCCTTCCTCATCCCAATTAGGATATTCTTTATCCATAGCAAAAGGACCTTTCATTACACCCGTGCCAAATAAAGCCATCTCAAAGATAGTACTTCTTAATTGTTTATTAGCACCTGATTCTTGAAGTTGGTCCATTATTCTTTTTTCCATGTTTTTAGCTGCAAGCATGGCTGGACTAAATGTAATAGCAGTAGGACTTTTTCCTACCCCTTCTTTAAGCCCTTCAACTTCTCCCAACTTTTTTTCAAGAGGTCCAAGCATTTCTTGTAAACTTTTTTCAGTAGCTCCTGCAGGTAGGTCTTTACCATCACCAGAAAATCCATACGGAGAGGATATAGGAGTATCTCCTTTAAGCTGTTCAGGCTCTTTAGGGTCAAATGACACATCGGAGACCACACCTTCTGGTAGAACTGTTGGCTCAACGCTAATAGGGAACTTGTGACCTGCAAATAACACATCAACCATTTGTCCATAAGCAGCCAATGTTTTAGTTTTTGTAACTTTAATAAACACTCTTGACTTTTCTGCTTCAGTAAATTGTACATCGCTTCCATATAATCCTCTATAGTTTCTATATGACCTCAACCACCGTTCTTCGTCATTGTTACGATAGTCTTCGGCACGTTGATACCTGTCCATAACAAATGGTATAATGTTAGACACATCGGCATCTGTAATAACACTTTCTTCACTATCTTCTAAAGCAATAGCATCATCATCCATTATTATTTCTTCTTCAGCCATGTTTTATTCCTTTAATATCCAAATGTTGAATCTGCTACGGGCATACTACTACTAGGCACACCCATTGGGTCGTAATCAAATATACTAAATCGTGGTCGTGACATTATACCATACCTTAACGCATCGTACAAATGGTCTTCTGAACGTGTGTCCACATCTTCTGGATTCTTTTTGTCCAAGGGGATGGATGGTAACTGTGACACAGTGTTCGTGCAAGTATTAAAGAAAACAAGTCGCGGCTCCTCTGTAAATTCATCTACCTGTAAACGTCTATGTATTTCATTCTTACCTGAGATACGACTACCTTTACTTCTATCTGAGGGTCTAAATCTACAGCCCCTCATAGTCATCTGTTCAGCCAAAGAAGGACCAGTATCCCCACGTTTATGCCAAAGAGAGCTATCCAAAACCCCATACTTAATATTTCCATCATCGGCTTCTGCATCCAATATCATATCTGCCAAATCTGCGGCAAGTACTTTGCTAGTATACAACTCTCTATATACAATAATCTGCTCATCTGGAGAAACAGCAAACCACAGCACCCCACTATAAGAACCATAACCATAATCACAAGACCTAAATTTAACCCAATTTCTTGGAATTGAAAAAGGCTCAATAACGTGAATATTCCTATCAAACTCAGAAAAAGCAGCACCTTCTTTAATATCCCAATCACCATCAAGCAATTGCTTACGTTGGTGTTCAGGTAGGGATAGAAGCATTGTCTCATAGTCACCTTGGGCTGCGAGATAGGGATTGTCAGATAATCTTGCGGGTATAAATCTTCTTTTAAATAATGGTTGTCCTGCTTTAGTGTGTCCTTTCGGATAGGAAAGGTCGTTACCCGACTCAATATCTGTGGCATTAAATGGTCTTCCATATGGTGCTGGGTCAATAAACATCTTCTTAACCCATTGGTGACCCGGACCTCCGGGATTTGTTGTTGCCCTCATATAAACAGGCAAATCGTGGGCAGTGGACCGTAGACGAGAACGCATGTAGTTCCATGCATATGGTGTGGACCATTGAGTCAACTCATCAAACCCTATCCAGCTAAACGCTAGACCCTGATATCGCAAGACATCATCATCTCTGTCGAGATATGACATCCACAATCTTGCACCAGATGGTGCAGTCCACTGCATTTTTCTCTCAGACCATTTTATTCCAGACCATATTTTTGGGTATATCTCCTTAGACTTAAATACAAGTTCTCTTAACTCTTCTGTTGTATGTCTTAATAGCAAACCACTAAATGATGGATGACCCATATATCTTAGTGGGTCTGCAAGCATGGCATATGATTTACCACCTCCTGCTGAACCACCATATAGTACTTCTCTCTCACCTGCTGCAAGGAAATCAGTCTGAGGTCCTTCATTAGGTTTAAAAATTACATTCTGTTCTTCTAGAGGTACTGCTTCTACGTCATTTACCTCTTTTATTTTAGACTCTAGAACCTGTTCTTTCTTCTTCGATGGCTTTCGCTTTCTCGATTGCTTTCTGGGCATACTCGGACCATTTTCTAAGAGTTCTAGCTTTGTTCTTACGTTGTTGCTCATGCATTAACCTTTTTCTTAAACCTACATGTGATATTACTCTACCAGTCTTCTTAGTTATCCAATTAGCTACTTGTCTGTAGGAATACTGTTTAGTGTGTTTTCTAGCTAATTCTATTGCTTCTAATTCGTATGGTATAGGGTCAAGTAAGTCATTGTCTTCATCGTTTATCTTATAACCAAAAGGAACGATACGTGCTATACGTGGTATCTGTGTCCAATTTTTCTGCTCTTCGTCTTTTAAATCGGTTGGTTGTGGAAGTTTCCAACTGCCTAAACTTCTATTCACTATTCTTTGCAGGCAATAACATAACACCACCTGTACTCTCCACTTGCATCTTCTCAGTCTTAACCAAGCCTGTTCTATCTAACAACTCTTTTGCTGCAGACATCTTCTCCTTAATACCTAGCTCTGTAGGGTCTAATAAACCACCGACCATAGCTACTGCTGCTCTAGGTGCATTTCTATTCATGTATAGTTGTGTAGCTTCCATTATCTCATCTTTTAGAGACTTGATAATATCTGTTGTACTAGAAGCATCTGAGTATCCTGCAAGTTTCTTAGCAGTAACAACATCTCCATTTGCTTGGTCAAATAGAACGGATAAAAACTTTAGCTGTCTTTCTGTTAGTTCTCTACTCATACTGGTACACCTTCTATTGCATAAATTTTATCTACACGGTCCATTAATCTTTGTGCTCTGTTAGTAGTCTGCCTATACCAATTACTATCTTCCATCTCATCTACCATCTTTGCCCAATCTAAATCTTCAACTGCAGCAATTAAGTTTTTAAACTTGGACAGTCTTGGTCTACCTAATTGAAAACACATGTTAGCTAGTACATGTTGTATTTCATTAGGTAGGTTATCAAATTGCGAAAAGAGTAGCTTACAATCTTTTATAGTTGTTGCTATGTCTTTCGCAAACCATTCATCCACTTGTTCATGTGGTATCTTTGTTCCTACAGGACCTGCATATATCTCTTCATCCCACTCAGTAATAAGATGTCCTATCCCTCCGGTTAAATGCCCAAGTGAACATCTATAGGTTTCATACTTAACACCTTCATCATTGGCTATTTCGTCTTGTAGTTTAATTAAATTCATTTCTTCCCCATCATTTTCATTGCTGCTCCTGCACCCTTAATTCCAAAGGATGCACTAATTGCTATAAACAAAAGATACTGATACCACTCAGGGAGTGTGTTCAATACTTCAAAGCCTACTCTTACATATTCTGTCATACTCGGTA